GGTTCGCCCTGCATCAGCTCAAAGACCGATACGCCCAGCGCGGCGGCCAATGGCTCGAGAAGGGAGATGTCAGGCAGACCTTTTGCCGTCTCCCACTTGGAAATGGTTTTGGCACTGACCGACAGCGTGTGTGCCAGTTCTGCCTGTGTCCATCCGCGCTCCTCGCGCAGCAGCTTGATCTTTTCTGCTATCATTGTCACCGCCTCCTTACACAAAAAGTATAGATTGCCAGCCTGATTAGTCATTATCTTTTAGGCTCTGCCTCTTGACAGCTTGCGCACATCGAGTGATAATAAAACTGCAAAACTCAATAATAAACTGAAAAAGTGGAGGGCTTTATGAGAAAAGATGTGAATGGTGCAAAACCAAAAACGCCAAAAGGTTGCTTAATTCCTGCGCTTGTGCTTGTTGGCATCCTCCTTGTGGGGTTAATTGTTGGTGTATCGGTAGGCGTGTCAAGCTCAAAAAATGTCCAGCCCCAAAAGAGTATGCTGGCAGAAACAATGGGTTTAACAGATCAGCAGGAGCAGGCCATGCAAGAGATATTCGATGCCTGCGGCATTGTGGAGCTTAAAGAAGTTACCCTATTTCAAGAGGGGGAAAACAGAACCTCTTACCATGTGAACGATGATGAAACTGAGCACTACAGGGGTGCGGACAACACCATTGTTGTATGGGTTGATAATGAAACAAAAGCCGTGCAGGAAATACATTTCAGCGGTCACGATATTTACAAAGATGGTGCTGTAATCGCGCAGGTGCCGCAATATTATGTTAGCGCTGAGCAGCGTGACAGCTACAGAACAACCGCACAGATGCTTGTTAATAAATGTCTCAGCTATCCTGACAGCGCAAAATATGAAAGTGCGACAGGCTGGAGCTACGGTGTAAGCGATGACGGTTATGCAGTCATAAAATCAACGGTAAAGGCCAAAAACGCATTTGGTATGGAGGGTAGTCACGATTTTCAGGTGCTTTTTGACAGGGATACCGGCGCGGCAGTATCTTTGTTGATTGATGGAACAGAATACCTGAAATAAAAAAAACGGGAGAGGACATGGCCCTCTCCCGTTTCTCTCAGGTATTTTTCAACGCATACACAGCAGATTCAATCATTGCATCCAGCCTGCTCTCATCGACGGTGATGTTGTGGCCGGTCAACCATTCCAGCACATACGCCTTTTTCTCAGCACCGCGCCCAGAGCCGGTGTAGATCTGCTCTGCAGCGGCAACGGCGATTTTCACCCATGCAGCAAGCTCTGCCTGCTGCTGGGCATTGGTCTTGCTCTTGATATACGGGATGACAAACGTGGTGATGCAGACGGTGAGAAGCGCAAAAAAGGCTTCAATCACGTTGGTAATATCAAAGGTCATGTTGTCCTCTCTTTCCCTCACGCCAGAGTGAGATCCTTGACGTTGACAGCAGCGGTGACAACGCCGCCCAGCCCGATCACAACGCGGTCACCGTCAATCTGCATGACGGTGTAAACCGTATTGTAAACGAATGCCGCAAGGGTGCCGCCGTTGTAGGTCTTTGCGCCCTTGGCCACTCTCACCTTGCAGCCCTTGGTGATCGCGGGCTTGATGGGCTGAACGTCGGCAGCATCAACCCAGCCGTACACGGTAGACGCGCTGCCGGTGCTGCGCACAAGATGATACGGGTGTTTGCCGCTCTTGGCAATCGCGGTGATCTTGGCCTTGCCGGGCTTGCAGCTTGCCGCATTGACGGCCATAGAGCTGACGTAGTGCTTGGTGCCCGTAAAGGTCACCTCATCGCCCACAGCAAGCCCCAGCGCGCCGTTTGTGTTCTGGGTAGGCTGGGATGCCTCCTCCTGCTTCGGCGGCTGTGTGGTGCCGTTCTCCGCGTCGTAGGCCGGTCTGCCGTAGCCCACGATGCGCGGGTTTGTCAGCGCATAAGTACGTCTGGCGCACATATCGGAGGTGTTGCCCTCAATGGTGTAGACGTTTTTGCTGTCAACCCGTTCAACAATGCCGGTGTGCTCGACATTGCTTTGAGAGGTGCCAAAAAAGATTTGGTCACCGGGCAGCGGAGATTTGGTGTGCAACTGCCCCTTGTCTTTGTAGTATTTCAGGGAATACGTGCAGCCTGCACCGGCAGATGCTTTGGGCTGGCACAGCAGTCTGAGCGCGTCAGCAACACCAAAGGCTGTGACAAAGCACCAGTCAACGAACATATCACACCATGCAAAGCCGTTCTTTTTGCCGTTGTAAAAGCCTGCATATTTGGTATCAAAGTCGTTGGCGTACTTCGTGTAGTTGTTGCTGCCTGCATTCGCGGTTTTATCCTGCAGGTTGGAGTTGGTGGCCTTTTCCTTGTATCCAAGCTCACCGACAGCAACCGCAAGCACCTTGGAGGCGTAGCATTTTGCCATGATGAAAAGCTCCTTTCTCAGTCTTTCAGCACAATCTCGGCCAAGCGCAGCGCAATGTCAGCGCCGTATTTGTCCGCAAATTTGACAAGAAAGCGCTGCGCATATTTGGCCCGATTTTCATTTTTTGATTTCCACAGGTAAAACGCCGTAACCGCTCCGCATTCTGTGATCCATGCGCAGATGACAACCACCCAAGAGCTTTTATCTTCCACTACAAAAAACAGCCCAAGCAGAATAATGAGAATCGTGTAGGAAAGAATCAGGATCTTTTTAGAGAACGGCATAGGCGCCTCCTCAGTACAGGGCCGCTACGCCCTGCTCGGTCAAAAAGTCTTTTTGTTCGTGTTTTACCTTGCGCGCATATTCCAGCGCGGCCTCCATTTCGCCATTACAGTGCCCGTTTTTCAGGGCCTCTGCGGTGGCTTCACCCAGCGCGATTGCCGCGCCGGTGCTGCGGATCAGCAGCACCTCATTCTTTTCACGTGCGGCCTCGCGCTTATCCAGCGCTGCGTCACGCTTCGTGATGCGTCGCTGGAGCAGCCAAGAGCAGAACGCGGTTACAGCCGTAGGAATGCCCAGCAGGATCAGCAGGCCCCTTACGGAAAGTTCAATGCTCATTCAGCAATACCCTCCAGATTGTTTCAAAAGTAAAGGGGCACGCCTTTGCAGGCGCGCCCCTCCGCACGGTGATGGTAGATCAGACTTCCACCTCCAGATCAGCAAGGATCTGGGCAACCTGCTCCTTGAGCAGAGCGGGCACCTGATCCATCGTCTTGCGGCCCTTGATGATAAGGGTAGCGTAAACAACAGCCATCTCCTGCACCTCCTTTCTCAGCAAAATAGAAAGCAGCCATTGCCGCAGGGCGCTCATTGCGCGTCACCTTGCAGCAGAGCGGCAACTTCATCACGTAAAGCGGCGGGAACATCGTCAAGGGTTTTCAGGCCCTTACGAATGAGCGCAGCGTACACCTTAGCCATTTGCAGCACCTCCGTTCAGCAACATTTCGTAAACGTCTGTAAGGGCAACCTGCGTGTTGGTCAGGTCATCCTCAGCCGCCTGCAGCCGTTCTTTCAGCTTGTCGTTTTCCTTGGTCAGATCCTCAATGGATTTCTTGCGCTTGTGCAGCTCTTTCAAGCTGCCGCCAGAATAGGTAACGCTCATTCAAATGCACCTCCGATATTGGAAATATAGCCGCCTGTATCGCTGGAGCCGCGCTCAACCGACAGCTTGAAGTTGAACGCAAAACCGTTGGCAGCGGTTTGATTGGTGAAAACATGGTTGGTGCCTGCCTTAACGTCGGCGGTGGCATCCTCCCATACGGGGCTGGTGTCGTTTGCGTTGTTGGTCACAAGCACCTCCAGCGCCGCGTCAGAGGGCAGGGAGCCTACAATGTTCATAATCATTACGGTAATGGCATCATCGGCGCTGAGGGCCGTGGCAAGCGTCACGGTGGCCTTGGTCACTTTCTTTGTGAAAGTAACGGTGTAGGCGGCGCTGTCCTCCTTGCCGTCATTGGCAACCACCTTGAGCGTGTGCGTGCCGTTGAGCACTTTCTGGAAATTGGCGGCGGTGACGGCTTGGAAATTCACGGCCTGATTCAGCGTGGCGGTGTAGGTGCGCTGGAGCACATTGTCAAGATACTCCTTGACGGTCACGGCATCGCCGTCAGCGTCAGCAACGGTGTAGCTGAAATTAAAGCCCTCATTCTTGAGGCCCAGATTGCTGCCGTTGGCCGTGGCGCTTGTAATCGTCGGTGCAGAGTTGACAGACACGGAGCCATCATCGCTGACAGAGAGGGTGGAGGGGAGAGTGAAAGCGGGGCGGGAGCCGTTAGAATAGTTATAGTAGTTGCTGACGCTGCCGACACCGCCATTGGTGCTCAAGCAGAACACGTGGCCGGTGTTGTTCGTGTACGGGGTGCGCGTCCACTGGACACACGCAGAGCCGTTGCGGTACGCAATCTGCAACGTGCTTGCAATCGGCAGCGCAGATCCCTCCGTGTTCACGTAGCTTGCGGTTTTGCCCAGTTCGGTAAGGGAAAGCTGGAACACCGCGCGCTGCAGCGTGGTCACGGTGGTATTGCCGTTGCCGGGTGTGTAGTAGAATTTTGTCGTGCCGATTGCGGCCTGAATATCAGCATCCAGCAACTTGAGGTAGGTGTTGCAGAGCCAAGAATCCAAGGAGCTGTTGGCATAGGCGTTGTTGCTGCTACTGAAAGCGCGCATATCATAGCAATCCTTGCGCACAATCAGCGTGCGCCCGTTGCCGTTCAAACCATTTTCATAGTCGTGCTTGGCAACGTAGAACTCCACCAGCGTGCCGCTTTCTTTCAGCTTGATAATGCTGCCAACCGCTTTGTTGGCAAGTTTTGTGCTGGCCATTAAAAATCCTCCTTTAGAATGTTTTGAACACGGGCCTTGATCTGCTGACGCAAGGCCCAAGTGTTGCCGTGTGCGGCATGAGCATCCCATGCCTGCCAAGATTGCAGTATCGCCTCGCGGGTCACAAGGCCCTGCGGGTATGCCTTTTCCCAGTACCGCAGTTTTGCGCGCATACGCTTGATGCTGCTGTGGCGTAGCTTGCGGATCACCTTGCCGCTTTCGGTGAGGTAGGTGTGAAAGCCAAGAAAATCAATACCGTTTCTGAGCGGGAAGATCTGCGTTTTCTCGTTTAGCTCAAGGCCCAGCGTGGCCATGAAAGCTCTGATTTCCTTGAGGCAATATTGCAGGTATGCTTTATCTGGGCAGATCAGGAAAAAGTCATCCATGTATCTGCCGTAGTAACGAATGTGCAGCCGTTCTTTTACAAAGTGGTCAAATTCGTCCAGATAAAGCAGGGCGAAAAGCTGAGAGGTTTGATAGCCCAGCGGCAGGCCGTCTGAGCAGTCGATGTAAATGCACAGCAGGTCATAAACAACAGGCTCAAGTTCCAGCCGTTTCAGCTTTTCCTTGAGCTTGTCATGGTTTATGCTTGCAAAGAAGTGCCGCACATCGGCTTTCAAGATCCAGCCCTCAGCGGTGTGCTGCTTGCGGTAGTAATCGGTGAGAAAGTATTTGAGCCGGTCAAGGCCAAAGTGCATACCCTTGTTTTTCTGGGATGCGTAGTTGTCCAAAATAAAGCTGCGGGTGATGCGCTCATAGAGCAGATTGTCCACCAGCGCGTGCTGCACAACTTTATCGACAAAGGCCGGTGCCTGCACCAGTCTTTTCTTTGGCTCATAGACATAGAACACGCGGAAAACACCGGGCCTGTAAATTTTCGTTTGCAGGATGTAGACAAGATTGACGATGTTCTCCAGCAGATGCACCTCATAGTGCGCTGTGGCCGCGCGGGAACGCTTACCACGACGGGCGGCAAGGTATGCCGCATAAAGAACAGCAAAGGTGCAGATTTCAGAAAAATTCATACAAACGGTTGGCCTCCTGTCGGATTTCCTGTAGCTGGCCAGCCTCTCCTCATACGCCGTTTCGATGCCACACGACAGGATCGACAGCACCCCACCCATTCAAGCTGGGCGGGGTGCATCAGCGCAATGTGTTTACCTTGCTTGCACAAGGTTGGATACAGCCTCCTTTGATGTGATGGATGGCGTTGTTTTGGGCTTTGGGCCTACTCAGTCAAGCCTTACCACCAGAGCGGGGCGGGAGCCGTTAGAATTGTTATAGTTGTTGTTGTTGTTGTTGACATTGCCATTGGTGTTCAAGTAGTAC